GGTGACGTCAACGCCGTTCAAAAAGGTACTATCGGAAAACGTATCATGCGACGTGCTGCGGGTAAAACAACCGGCAAGCTAATGAAAAAGATATTCAAATAAGATAGTCCAGGGTAGTGATGATATGACTGATCTCGAAAGGAAGTTATACCGGATCATCTATAATATGAGCAGGTTTCGCAAGAACCCCACAATTGAGGACTTAAAAATAAAAACAGGTAAAGACGAACAATCTATACGAAAAGCCGTTAAAAATCTTATGTCAAGAAATGAATTGACATGGGATAAGGAAAAGAAGGAATGGCGGTTCAAATAAAAAAGAAGCCCCCGAAAAGGGCTTTTTTTAATGGAATTTATCATAACCGATACTTGATGTGTGTCCTCTGATAGCTTCTTCATGGTCTTGTGAAAAAGCGAAATAACCAAGCGTGCTCAAAGTGCCAATAATGATGAGGGTTGCTACTACTGACTTAAATTTCATAAAGGCAATCGCTCCTTTTAATTAATTGTTGGAAGTAAAGAACCTTCTCATAGAAGTTCGACGCCTTGTCTTTATCTCCTACTGATTTATATTTCCTTGCTGCATCTTTCGATAATTCTTCAAGAATTGCATACATTCCCCGATCGGTTAAATATTCGGTATCACTCAACACTTTATCATAATCATCTTTGACATAAAGCGCCTTATAAAAAGTGAACACTTTAAGCATCACGTCATCATTTAATTTTTCAGCCAGTTCTATTCCCTGGTTAAGGGCATATAACCCTAAATCGTTTTCCTTCTCATGAAAATACGACCTTACAAGCACGCTTAATGGATCAAGTATTCTGTTAAAATGCTCATATCCTCGCTCTTTAAAAGCATTGATTGAATCATTTAAGTATTTTATTGAAGCAACAATTTCATCATTGTGGAAATAGCTTAACGCCAAATTATAAAGCGCTGATCCTACTAATCTTTTAGTGTCGCTTTCCGTTGCTTTTTCTAGTGCGTGTTCAAAATGAGGCTTTGCTTTTTCGGGGCAACCCATATCAATATAGTTTAATCCAATGACAAAGGAACATTGTATCTGTCTAACAATATAAGTTTCTTTTTCTCGATAACATTCTATTGCTTGGGCAATATGGTGCATGGACATGTGGTTTTGTTTCATGTGGTAATAGATTTCAGCCATCTTGTAATTGAACTCGGCACGTTCAATATCATCACTTACAAGAGATAGCTTTTTTTCTGCTCGTTTGTAGAAGGTAATGGCGTTGAGGTATTCATAGTTTTCAAATTCGTACATCCCATAGAAAAAGTTAAAATAATAATCAAGTAAACCCGTTAATTTCTCTTGGTCCCTTTTGATCTTCATTGCTAATTCTCTAAAGTTGGCACGCTCTTTTCCATTTTCCAATGGATTCAAATAATCCAACATTAATTTATGTCGGAATTCCATGAGTGAGAAATATAATAATAAATCCTGGTTTTCCTCCATATCATCGAGCAAAGATTTTATTTCTTCTTTGTATGCCTCGGCATCAGGTACGTTAAATCTTTGAATATGGTAATACCATTCATTGATTTTCATACCGACATGAGAAGATAGAACTTTCTCCATAAGACCCTACCCCTTCCTTGCTATTCCCTATAATGACATATATTATCATTTTAGGAATAATTCCACACCGAAAACAAACCGCAATTTTTTTCTCATTCATCTAGTTTTTTAAGTCTATTGATAAGAATTTGAGTCAAAGGTATAATTTAAAAGTATATCTATATTTTAGGAGATGATAACTTGAAACAATTTTGGGCTAACCAATCAGACGACCCATATACTTTAAAAAAAATATCTGAAAAAGATATTCTGAAAACAGAAAAAAAGCTAGGAGTTAAGCTGCCGCAAGAATATAAAAACTTAGTCTTGGAACAAAATGGCGGATATTTAGAATGTAACGCTTTCCCTACGGATAGACCTACTTCCTGGGCAGAGGATCATATACAATTTGATCATTTGCTAGGGATCGGCAAAAAAGAAGGAATTTTAGAAAGTGACTATTTAATAAAAGAATGGGAGCTTCCTAAAGATATTATTCTTATCTCGGGGGATGGTCATACCTGGGTTGCCCTAGATTACCGAAATACTACAGAGAATCCACCCGTTCATTTTTTCGATTTAGAAACAGAAGAGAACTTTAAAATAGCAGATAGTTTTAATGAATTTATTTCAAAACTCTATATTGATGAATCAGATGATAGTGAACCTGATTTAGAAGGGTTAGATCCCGAGGACTATGAACTTGCATACATATCGACCGACGATCCAGACGCAATTACAAAGGATGAAGTAAATAGGATATTTGAAAAAAATAATGAAGAATTATTTTCTAATCTCAAGCTCTTCCCTATTCAAAATTATGACGATCTCATTTGGTTATTGAGAAAAATAGAAACTCATACTAAGTCAACGAATGACGTTGATGGCGCTCTTGAATTGGGGTTAGTGCTAGATACAGTAGCAACATACAAGAAAAACTTGATTTTAGAGAACAAAGAATCACTGGAAACATTTAAAAGTATCATTAGTAACTTAAATAGATTAAATGATTCAGATGTTGAGATTATTATTAATCAATTGGAAGATTTTATAGAATAGGTATTGTTAACCTCCAATACTTGTATTATACTTGCAATGTTTGTAAATATAATACAAAAAAGGTGCTTTATTTGAAATTAAGGAAGTTTTTATGTGCTGTATTGCCGTTATTGCTCCTAGTATCTTTTATTTTACCGGAGTTTGCCAAAGCGGAATCAGCACAAGTTAGAGAAAGTAATTTAACGGAAGATCAATTAAACGACTACATTGAATCTTCTTACGAAAACTATGATGATTTTCCATATGCTCAAGAATATGAGGATTGGGATAACTATGAAGAGTATCAAGGTTTACTTGAAGATGATGTTACAGATGAGGAACTAGAAAAAGATACAATTTCTGATGATGTTTTTGAAAAAGGGGAATTAGTAAAAACATCGTTTTCTGCTCCAGCCGATGCAATTGGTACAGACGATGACGTTGATATTATTCAAGCTTACCCTTTTTGGTTAGTTCCTCTTGCTTTTCCTGTTGTTATGCGAATCGGTGGGAAACTATATGCAAAACAATATTTGAAAAACTCAACGAAAAAAGTTGTAATCAGAAATGGAAAACTTGCTAAAAAGAAACACCCTAAAACTGGTGTTAAATTCACTGCAAATGGCTTCCCTGTTTTCAATTCAAAATTCAATTACGATCTACCAGGTTTGTTAATAAAGTCATCTAACAAAACTCAATTCGCAAAGGCAAACGCATCTTTAAAAATCGGTATTAAGTCACCTAAACATGCTAAAAAATTTACTAAGAACCAAATCATTGATATAAACCATAACAAAACCCCTAGAGGCTATGTATGGCATCACCATGAAAACACAGGAAGATTACAACTTGTGAACAAAGAAATTCACAAGAAAACAGGACATACAGGCGGAAGAGCTATATGGGGAAAATTAAAATAAACTCTATATAAGTAAAACCCCCCATCCAATAATGGACAGGGAGTTTCATATTTCCAAAGGTTCATGGACTTTGAGTAATAATTAGAAAAAACAAAGATTGGTTTCTCACTTATTTGGTATAATGATTACAAATTAGATGAGGAGTGGAAATATTGAAAGATTTTACTGAAATATTGGAGATTGATACTAAAGATAAGGTGAATGAGTATCTTAAGGAAGGCTGGGTGATTATTGACACTCTTAAAATAAAATATCCTGAGCAGGATTTCTTACACTTTGTTATTGGATATCCAGCTACAAAAAAGATAGAAGATTTAAAATCGATTATCAGACGATACGAAGAGGCAAATCTTAAAGTAGAACTTTTTAAAAGTATAGCTACTAATAATGATCACGATTTTAATGAAATAGAAGATACACACTACGGAGAAAGCAATGCCACAACGGATTACATGAATTTCTATGAAAAAACTATGGATAGCAAAAAGAAATACAGTATCAAAAGAGAACAAGTGACTAATTTTAGTTTTTAAACCCCTCAAAAGAGGGGTTTTTCACTTTTATTTCATTGTTTTTTCTAACGCTGCTTTAGTATGTGGGCCGTAAATGCCATCAGCAGCAAGTCCATGCATCAATTGGAACCGCTTGACCGCATTTGCCGTTTTCGGTCCATAATAGCCGTCAATCCCATTGTTTTTCGCTCCTTTGTCCGGGTAATAGTAAACCGCCGCTAGAGCTTGTTGTACAGCTTTTACGCCTGCCCCCTTTGTAAGCGGCTTTGTAACTTTTAAAATGCCTGTTGGCAAACCATATGACTTTTTAGAAGGCTTGGAAGCTGCTGTTTTGGATGTTTCTGCTTTTGTTGGTTTAGCAGACGGCTTTTTACTTGTGTTAGCAACGGCGATCCCGGCTTGGAAGCTGTCCCAACGATCAAGCAACCTGCGGGGACATTCTTTCCCGCTCCAATGCTTATGCGGCACAATGTTTGAAAGTGAAATGCCTTGATCCTGCATTAACTGACGAATTAACCATTGAGCGTTCTCGACTGCCTTCTCAAAATTGCCGTCTGCATTTTCACAAATTTCAATACCAATTGACTTCATGTTACCTGTTCCCCGACCGTCTCCTGCGTGCCATCCGTTTTCGTTTAGTGGTAAGTGCTGATAGATGACATTTTCGTCCACAGTGTAGTGCCAGCTAACGGCTGTACTAGATCGTTTAACAAAAGCTGCGTGACTTGCTGCGTCTGCGCCCTTTGACGTGTTAGACGTGTTATGAACCGTAATATATAAAGGTTTCATATAGTTGCCTGGTCTGTTGCGGTTACTCTTTGAAATATAATCTTGAATGATTTTTACCATTGTTCATCTACTCCTTAAAATTGTTTTTTAGTATTTAAAAAAGCCGCCTGGGGCAGCTCTTATTTTGTTAATCCTTTTTGTTGCAGCGCTTCTTTCTGCTTTTGTCCTTTAGATGTCACATAGTTATTTTTGAACCATGCCATAAGGGTTGTCACTAACGTAAAGACCATTGAGAAGGCAAGATACAATGTTTCAGCCAATGATGTGACTTGGTCCTCACTGATCGGCAAAACAGGTTTACCGACCATGATTAAAAATTGGTTGATTAATGCCATAAAAAGAAGCACCGTACGGATCAGAGTGCCTTTGTCGAAATTTGTCATATTCAATTCCCCATTTCAGTTATTTTTGGTTTCTTTCGATTCGATCTAATTTTTCGATTACAACGTCATATTTTTCACTGAATTTTGCTAGTACGTCATTTTGTGCGTCAATTTGTTCGTTCAGCTTGTTCTCACGCTCTTTAGTTGTATTGAGGACATAAAACAGCACCCAACAAAAAAGAACCGCAAACGGTCCCTGTGTCATTAAATACTGCGCCAAATCCATTTCCATAACTCTCACCTTCTCCCGCCATAAAAAATAAGCCTATACCTCGTATGGCTCACCTGTGATCTGCTCATATTGTTCGGGGGTGATTCTCCCCGCTGCTACTGTGTTATATACCATTTCTTTTGTCCATAATTCTCTATCATAAAAACCTTTGATTCTTTCAAACCAAATATTCATGATGCTTCACCTACCGCAAGCAAGTAATAAAGCTCGGCTATTTCCTTCTGCATGATCTCCATTTCTGACGGCTGCGGCTTTGGCTGCAAGCTCTCTATATACTCTTTAGAAGCTGATTCAAACCACATCTTTTTCTTTGGATCAAATTTCGCTTTATATAGTCCTTCTTCCGGCGGCACGTCAGTATAACCATTCGGAATTTCTTCATCTTCTGTTATTTTCAAATCCCCCCCTATAACATAGATGAAATTCTCATCATATTGAAAAATAGTGTTCATATAAAACGCCTCCTTAAACCTTAAATGAAAAGTTAACGACGATAAACTCGGTGTTACTAGAAGTTGTCTGAATACAAAAGCGCCCATCAGTCGCAATGTACTGGCGACATATTTGCGGACCGCTTGCACCGCCTGTACTTGATGCTAAACCTACGTTATATAGAGGCGTTGACGGTCTATACCCTTCATCTAGTACAAATGCCGCCACATCCCCTAGCGTTCCCCCTGCTATTGCTCCGGTAATGTGTACCCAACCAAATGCATCCTTTGTGTAACGAACCCGATAATCATTATTGACTTCACTTTTATAGGTTTTCCAACCGTTCACAATGGTCGGATATTCCCATTTACTGTTTGCGTCAGTATCTGTTAACATTCGTTTCCAACCTTTGAAAGAACCATCAGTATGAACCGTTCCCCACCAATGGAGATTATCGCCGCTTCTAATAACGTGGAAGGTTTTACGATTATTGCTATTATCAATAACGTAAATATTGAACCAAGATGAATCGGTTTTACTAGGCATATTGACGACATTCGTTCCAACGGCGTAATAATAACCGGAAGGCAATGTTAAAATATCTGTTCCATTGGGAAGAAGTTGACTTTTTCCGTCTTCCGTTAGCATATTATGGTTTGAAAGCCTTGACCAACCACTCCACACGTTGTTGTTTAAATAGTTGGTGTAAATGTTGGTGATATAATCAGTTGCGTATACCCATCCAAAAGAAGCTTTTCCGTCAGATGATACATCTGTCATATGAAAAAAACCTCTAAAAGAACGGTTATTGGGTAAATCTTTTGATTTTGCTACAGCGTAAAAAGTTCCCATTCCTAGTCCGTTATTAATCACAGCGTCCAAGATGCTAACGGACGTGTCTTTAATAGAGATCAATGGCATTCCTGTATCGGTCGTGATCTTCATTTTTTGGAATCCCGCCACAAATTCTTTTGACTTTTTCAAGGCGTTGTCTGCTTTAATTTGTGCGCCGTCGGGTGTCTCTGCATGATCGTCCGTATATTTTTTAGCTGCTGCAAGGGCTTTGTCTACTTTATCTTGTGCGCCTTGTTTGGTTTCAAGCGCTTCGAGATCGTCAAGTTTCTCTTTCATCCTGTCTAGCTGCTCTTGAAGTTCTTGAGTGGTTGTATCAATTCTTCCTTGCATATCATCAGTTCTTTTTTTTATATCTGCTTCAAGCTCCGCTGCCATACGTTCAATTTGTTTTTTCAACGATTGAAAATCATCAATATAAAACTCCGCTGCCGGGGCAATGTCCTGGTCAATTAAATTTCGTTGTATATCGAAAGTAAATTCGTGAATCGACAAGGCTTGTCCGTTACGGTAATACAAATTTAATGACGCTTGAACCTTGCCGTATAGCTTAATTTCGTCATTATCTAAGACGTATTCAGCTATCCCCTCAACCTTGTCTATAAGTGTGATATTCCGAACGTTCTTGGATCCATTGTTAAATAAAAGTACGAGTTTTCCGTCAACCGCTGAAAGAGGCAAAGGCACGCCATCTTTACGCAATTGAAAAACTAACTTTGCTGTGCCTATGTCCTGGGTTGAGAAAACAATTTTTGAATCGTACACGCTTTGATCATAGGCGTCAACAACGAAAGGCAGCACACCATTTTTAAATAACTGATTGGTCATGTTCTACCACCTTTTCTTTTTCCTCTAGTTGCTGCACTTTTTCATTAAGTTCCTTGATGGTCTTTCTCATTTCTTCAATCTCGCTAGGGTTTGTTGTTTGCTCTACAGGAAAATCAATTTTTTGACCTTCTGCATCTTCCAAATAAACATTTTGGAAGTTTACGCCCTCGAGCCGAATAATTTTTTCCCCTTCGCTGCTGTAACCCGTGATTGACTCATTTCTTGATAGAATGACAGAATCAACCTCTATTCTGTCATTTCCCATAACTAAATAAAACATTATGCCACATCCTTTGCGTCTGTGATTGTGTCCGGTGCATTATCAACAATGCCGCCTATGGTCCAATCTCCCCGGCAAACATTTCCGTATCTAACAACTCTTTTCGCTGAATCAGTAATATAAATACCCGCCCTTGCTAGGTTACTAAGGGAAGATAACGACCTACATGTGTTTCCTGCAAGTAAAATGTCACGTGCGCCATTTGCGATCCGTATCGCTTCGTATTCACCATGCTTGTTGTAGCCCGCACCAGTGACTAAATTGCCTGTTATGGACGCAATTAAAACGCCGGACTGTTCAATACCATAGCGTCCAGGACGTCGGATATTATTTCCGTTAATTACCAGAAGGGTAGACTCTCCAAACGCTGCAATTCCGTCCCGACCGATAAAGCTGATCTGATTATCTCCTACGTTGACACCTACACAATCATTCATTCTCACCCCGTCACCGGAAGTATTAGATAATTGATTGGCAACAACAACGCCATTTCTAACAGAATCTAATCTAATTGCCGCTTGATTCGGTCCATCTACTCCGTCGATAATATTTCCAACAATATTCACGTTTCTTACAAAACCATCTTCACCGATCCCACGTACATAAATCCCTTCATTGGCACGTGTTTTCAAAATGGTGTTATTGGAAATAACCACATGATAAAACTTCTGTGATTTTGAAAGCTGTTCAAATTTATCGTTCTTTGTATGTGCGGGGTTGGTTGGATCAATTGCGCTTACAGTAATACCAAAACGACAATTACGAAGCGTATTTTCAGTAATAGTTGTATTTAGCCAGTTATATCCACGCACTGCCCATCCATCAATATCATCAAACGTACAATTGCGAACCGTAATATTTTCGTGCCAATAATCAATTGTGGACGAATGAGAACCGACGCCTCTTGTCCATGCTTGCGTACCCGCTGTGCCGGATGCCCCAAAATAACAATTATCAATTAAACCATCTTTACAGACAGTAAAATCATAAGCTCCAAACGCTCCGAAAACTTCTTTGCGCTGCGCCAGGTCTATTTGAACCGCTTCGGAAAAATAGCGTGTCCCGTCAGGATCAACAAACCCAATAAATTTTGAATCCACAATTTTGAAGTGGCGACATGCGTTAAATTCTACAGCGTGATAACTTTGCACGTCTTTAAATGTCGCTTCTTTAATCAAAATATTACTGGCGTGCCCGAACGAAAAACAGTTACTTCGCATTGTAATTTTTGTTCCCCGGCAATCCCATAAACCGCCTTCAATTACAATATTTCCGTTACCGTTGTAACCATAGTAATCAGTCGTACCGTCACCATTTGTCATCATATATCTACCATAATAATTTAAAAGGGTCGCACCTCTTGCACTTACTAACGTATTTCCCCAATTGATCAATGGCGCACCTAATTTATAAGTGCCTGGGGGAATATATACCCTTACGCTTTTACCGCCTTTCGCACGATCAAGTGCAGCTTGTATACTTGGGGCAGAATCCTTTTTCCCTGTCGGATCAGCTCCTAGTAAAATAACATTTATATCCGGCAAAAAATCAAAGCGTTTATACACTTGATCAAAGTCATATTCAAGCCGATCATTCAAAGTCGGGTGAATGGTCGCATCTAGTGAAACCCTTCCGTCCACAACCTCTTTTATATCGTTGCCGTCATGATTGACGATTAGATTAACAAGTCGTGACCAATAACTATTGAGCCAATGTGCGACGCTTTTCCCTCTGTGGATGATGCTTGCCGCTTCGTGGGCTTTATCACTTGCTTTATGCTCTTTGATTTCTATGTCCAGTTGATTCAAAGCGTTTTCCGTGGACCTTGCGTTTTGCGATAGGTTATCTTCAAACTCTGCATTCTTGCCAATTTTAAAGACTTTCAATAAATTAAACCTTCCCATTCTATCAGCTCCTTCCATAAAAAATAGCCAACGGTTTCCCGTCAGCTATCTAAGTAAAATGAAATATTAATTTGTGCGCCGTTTGGTAAATCGGCAGCCGTTGGGCTGATCCTTTGACCACCTTTAGCAAGCATAATATTCATGCCGCTTGGGTTGTTCGTATCAACGGTTGCGCCTGCCGTAATCCCCTTTAGACTTAAATCAAAATCAACTCCCGCCCTGGGACTTTTCGATTTTATGTCAATTCCTATATCAATATCAATGGTATCCCCTATCTCGTCAATTTCCGCACCGTCAACGCTGCTATCATCAATTGACCAGGTTTTCGTAATACTTGAATATGACAAACTCAAATCCTGGGAAACCTTCATATTGATATTATTCAATTGGCTTTGCGTGCTGCTTGCTATGCTCTTTTGAGCCTCAAGCATTTCGGCTATCTCTTTCTTGATTAAATCCCGCTGCTTTTTCATTGCGACGGTCTGCTCTAGTTGATAGTCAATAATGTCTTTACGATAATTCGTCAGCGTGACAGACGGCTTTAAATCCAAATTGAGAGGGTTGTATTTGATCTCCTGTACCCTTACCTCTCCTTCAAACAGGATGCCGTATGCTGTATCGGCAATGACTGGAATAATAGCACCTTTAGAAATATTGTCCTCAATCGCTTCAAACTTCGGATCATACACTTTTTCAAAATCTAACTCAATTGTTAATTTTGGATAAGGATCAATTTTCTCTTTCAGAAGTTTTTCCATGTCTTCTTTTTTTGAAATGGAATCCTCGTAAATTGTTTCTGCTACTCTCGGGCGACCATCTACAAGAAATAGTTTTTCGTCGGGGTGAATATATGTCACAGGTGGGAACATATACTTTTCATCATTTTTAAAGGTCCGATAAAGACCAATAAAATTCCCGTTAGGCACGCTCACCCGGAAACCCGTTTTCATTTTTTTCGTGTTCGGGTTTTTGCTGTCTTTTCCTTTGAAGGTAGCAACGACTGTATGCTCTTTATCCTCAAGACCTCGGATCACGTCAACCGTTTCAACCACATGACTTTCTTTGCCTGTGTCTTTGTACGTGCTGAATGTTTTGTTTGTCTTTTTATCTATGTTGAATGTGATTTTCCCGCCTAATTTCTCTTTGATCAGCTTCACGCTGAAGCCTGTACCTTTAAATTTAAAAGAGAACGTTTGTCCAACGTCTTCCGCATACATGGCGTTTAAATCACTGTTTGTTTTCCATTTCCCCGATTTACTATCATAGCCTTTAGTTTCCTCGCTTGCTGTGTCCTTTTCTTCTTTTACCTTGCCATAACCTTTTATTCTTGTGTAAGACTCGGACAGGCTGCTTTTGACACTGATCGTATTCATATTCGCCCTTGTATCTAATTTATAATTGATCCGCTTTTTGATTTCTTTATACACGTAAATATGATCGTTGTTTACATCAAGTTCAACAATAAAAGCCGATATAAGATCGTTCATCAGCTCTAACGACTTTTTCTTGCCGAATCCTTCTAGTTTGGCTTTCAATCCTTTAGCATCCGGCATGATGGTATATGAAAGACCGCTTCCTTTTAAAGCATGTTTAAGCGCTGTGTCTATATCTATTTCTCCGTTAATTTCTTCATCCACCTGGTTATATGTCAGACGAACAATATACATATGATCAGCCACCACATTTCGGAATGACACGCCGTTTTCTGTGCGCTTTTCATCCTCGACAATAATATAACGCTGCGCTTTATGCTCGATCTCATCTATAAGCAAAATGTTGTCATTTACAAGCATATCGAAAGCCAGTTCAGTCTCGGGTATTTGCAAACATTGAAATGACAATTGCTTTGTGCCGTCTAATTTATCCGAGACTTCGGGTTCTACATGTTCCAAAGGTATTTTATTTGTTGGATCGTGCTTTGACTGTACAAATAATTGATTCATCATGTCACCTACTTATAGTAAAAGCGCAAGACAAACCGCATATCAATACTGGATGCGCCTTCGATCTCAAATGGATTAAAGCCAGGGCGCAAACTCGGAAAGCGACCGGACGTATCCGCCATTTTCCCATCAATCATGACATATTGTCTTGTGACAATAATTTTTTGCTTTTTTGAAACTGATCCCTTTATCGTTAACGCCTCTTTCGTAGCATCATTGCGTATCTTCACGTCCTTACCTGTTAAATACAGGGTGACGCTATAATCAAAGTCAATCGGATCAATTGTTACATCAGAAGCGTTATAGACTTTGAACGTCTTGGACGTAAAGCTATATTTGAGATTGTCTTGACTCGGCAAATTCATGCCGATATGAAAATTTTCACCGCTCAAATTCAAAGGCTTTTCAGTATTAAAGACGGTTTCGCCAAGCCCAAGCCCTGCGGTGAATTCCACATCAACTTCTTTATAATTTTTTCCGTCATCTTTTTCGATTTCTATTTCATCATCACACGTCACCAGGTAACGTATACCAGGTGAAAAAGAACAACTAATGTAATAGGGTTCTTCTCTTACTAGCTCCCTGGTGAGCGCTGCCCTGTATCTATTAAATTGATCAGTGCTTTTTGCTTTAATATAAAATCGTGCTTTGATCTTTCTTTCTTTAAAACGGACTTTTTTCGACGTTTGTTTTAATCCTGGTCTATTTGCCACTACTGCCGTTTGACGTTCGATAGAAGCCGATACAGGCGTAAATTTTACGCAACGTAAAAAGGGAAGGCGCTTGCTGATCAATTGAAGCCCTTCCCCGTAATCCGTATAAAATTCATAGCTCAAGTCGCAAACCCTCCCCTACGCTGCCTATTTTTGAGTAAATCCATATTGTACTTGTTTAGTCCCTCAACATTAATCGTAGTGTCTTTCATGGCGATCTGTGTCAACAAGCCGATCATTTGATCAAACTTGTTTTCTAGCTGCTTAATAGCCTCGGCACTATCATTTTGAACAATCACATTTGTTGATCCTTGCCCTGGCTGCTCGGGCTGATAGCCAACCATTCGATTAGCTTGAGCAAGCACCTGCATAGCTCTGTTTCTTCTGAATTGCCTTAAAGGTAAAATCATTTCCCCTTTGTGGACCTCTGCCGTATGATTTCGGGTAATGATACCGCCTTTATCATAGCCAATGTACTTGCCGCCTTTTCTCATGTTGACTAAACCAGGATGCTTGTTAATTCCGCCATACCGACTATTCAAATAGTTGATAGCCGCAAGAACCTGGTGTACAGGATTTTTGATATTTCCGTAACCCGGCTCTTTGTTTGCTCCAAATGTGCTTGGTATAAATTGCATAAGCCCTTGTGACGGATGCCCCGCTTTTGCGTTGCTGTCCCAATTGTTTACGACTGTAGGGTTTCCGCCCGACTCTTTCATAGCGATTGTTTCAAGCGCTTTTGAAAAAGATGGGGAAATACCCTTAATTGCAATTGCTTGAGCAACCCACTTTTTGACGGCTGCGCTGCCTCCCTCACCAGGAACAAAACCAAAGTCTTTGATCTTGTTTTTAATAAAGGAAACCGCTTTGTCCTTGATAAAAGAAAAGCTGCCTTTAACGATCTGACCAAAGCCCCCTGCCATGCTCGGGGTCGTGATCCCCATTTTTTGAAGTAATGTATTCAGTAGCTTGCTAGGCTTTGTAATGAAGTCAGACACATCAAGTACCAGGTCTTTCACTTTACCGAAAAGACTAGAAATGAAATTGCCGCCATTGCCTGTACCATCTTTATAAAATGGCACGCCATCAAACAACGCTTTCGTTTTAGGTCCTGACAATACTTCCGTGCCTTTAGGCAGGTTCATCATTGTGTCAGTTGAAGGAGACAGCCCCATTTGACCGCCAGGCGTGATAAACAGTTCTTGCATCCCTCCGTCGCCTAGAATGGCGGGTCCCCCTGGGTGTCCGCCTGTCCCTTTTGCGTATTTCGGCGGTGTCCATTCCGGTATTTGATTTTCTTTTGGAACGCCAACTTTACCAAGAACCCAGTTAACGCCACCTATTACGCCATTCACAACAAAGGAAAGTTTGTCATTCATTTTATTCGCTAATGCCTTGACGCCTTTTAGCGCCTCCCATGCCATGTTTTTAATTCCATTACCGATTTTACCCGGCAATTTTTTGGCTGCGTCTACAATGTCCCAAAAACGTTTGACCATGCCATCTTTCATGCTTGTTGCAATTGAAACGGCTTTGTCTTTAAGCCAAGTGACCATTTTCCCGGTGTTTGCAGCACCATTTTTAAAGAAGCCAACAATGCTAGACCACATTTTCGGGAAGATGCCTAATAGCCCTTTCCCTAGTGATTTCGCAATCCCGAGAATCTTTCCGAAAAAGGACAACTGAACAAAATTCCATATCGCTTTAATCGAGCCGAAAAACACATCTTTAATGCCTTCCCACATCTTGCCGAAGTCTCCCGTTAGCAAACCCGAGAAGAATTTTATGACGCCTTGTATCACTTGCATTGCGCCCATGACAACCCCTTTAATGTTGCCCCAAACGCTTTTGATAATGGCAATAATTGCGGGCATGACAAATTGAACAACGGACCATATATTTTGTAAGGCTTGTGTAATGACACCGCCGTTTTCTTTCCAAAATGTTCCCCACACTGCGGCAAGCTGTCCGATAAATGACAAGATTCCGCCCAGGGCTTGTTTTACAATCGGCGCCATTGTAACAAATACATTCATCAATATGCCGCCTATTGCCTGGAAAGTCGGCTGCATACTCTTAAATGAATTTTTAACAGTATCTATTACGCCTTTCACTGTATCAGTGGTGCTGACAATCATATCAATCACGCCAGGCGGGAAAAGCTGCGATAATATGCCGTATCCTTCTAAGCGTTCAGCGCTTCCCTCACCTTGCAATATGCCCCAAATACCCGCCATTGCCTGTTTTACTGTATTGCCAGCGCTGGACATTTGTTTCATGATCGGATCAGCAATATTAAATGCCTTCTCAAGAAATGTAGCCGCTGCGCCTCCTATTGGCTCTAGCGCTGACAGTGCTTGACGCCCGATCTTTTTAAAGCGTGTGCCTAGATTGTCTTGCAATGCCGCCCCTGCTTCGTCAGCTTTGCCCTTTACGTCACCGATTTTCCCATCAATGCCGCCCAGGGCATACATGGCGTCAGCCTCTAGGTCTTCCCATTTTGTACCGAAAAGAGCCACGCCGATATTGTTAGCGTCCACCTGGTCTTTCATGCCTTTCAACTCTTTTAAAACGGCATTTGAAACATCTTTAACAGTTCCTTTACCTTTCAAGAAATTTTCCCATATCTTTTGAGTTGGTTTGGACAAATCCATCATGGCGGCATTGGTAGATTTTGAACCGTCTTTGACTCGAATTTGAAACTCTTTCATAACGTCGTTGACGTAATCCAGGTTGTATACGCCCGCTTTTGTTCCATTGACGAGTAATTGAAAATATTCTTGTGCTGAATAACCCATTTTCCCGAATAACGTTGAATACTCGGACAGGTTATCGAACATTTCGTTTGAAAAATTCAATCCGTTTTGCGCTCCATATGTCATGAGATCGAACGTATCACTCACAGACACGCCAAAACCTTTCATAATGTTGTTTCCTGCTCTCGCAACTTCGTTTACCTCGGAATCAAAAGCATCAGCAAGCACCAGGGCTTTTTTAGTTACGTCCGTAAGGTCCTTGTCTGCAATACTTCGGATATTTTGTTTAATTTGAAACAGACCATTCCTGGCATCATCCAAATTCTCTCCGAAACCTTGTGACCACACATCTTTTGCTATTCCTGTGAGCTTTTTGGCTTCATCACCCGTCAAACCTAGCTGCGCTCTTAAACGCCCTTGTGACGCTTGTATATCAGCCGTCATTTTTGCACCAAGCGTGCCAACGGCTGCCGTTAATGCTCCAATGGCTGCCGTACCCGCCACCGCTGCCGTAGCAAATCCGCCCTTTAAAATGCTTGAGAGTTTGGAAACCTCTTTCCCCGCTGCCGTTACATCATTAGATACATTTTGATGACTGCTTGCTAAATCGTCGGCGCTGTTTGCTGCTTCTGTTTCGGCACGCTCAAGCCGTTCAACCTGGCTTTGTGCAAGTCTTAAAGCGTTTTGCATATTGCGGTAACTTGTTATTTGAGAGTTTAAGCGTTGTGCGTATTTCTGCGCCTGGGTTGATCCCTCGCCGTATTGCTCCACTTGCTTTTCATATGCTTGTCTATAGGAATCTACAATTCTTTCTTGAATTTTCAATTGATCCGACAAACCCGACACCTTACTTTTACTTTCGCCGAGCTTGTCATCTAATGCTTTAAATTCGGCTGCGGTTGCTTTGGTTGCGGACTGTGCCGTTTTAAGCTGCTGCCTCAAGGCTGTGACGCCTTTGTCAAACCCCGTGCTATCTAACGTCGTGTTAACGACTAAAGAGCCTATCGGACGCCCTTCCGTTGCCATATTGGTTTACCTCCTTTCCTCAAAAATAAAAGAAGGCTCAAAAGCCTCCTGGTTTTAAAATCTGATCTATTGGAACGCTGCCCGTGCTTTGTCCTTTTCGATTCGCAAGACGCAAAAATCCGTTCAAGTCCATGTTGTCTATTTCATGATACTTGTACCCTTCTTTCATCAAATCTTCGTAAATATCATCTAATGAATCTAGGTAATCTTGCCACGTTTCTAAATGCTCTATTTCTGTGCTTTCACCGCTTTCTTTTTCAAGCCGTCGTTTCCCTTTTTTTGTCCTGTCACTTGCATCATTACATCAGCAATGGTTTGAAATGTTTCGTCAGACGGGACGTTGTCTAAAAAGTCATCATAAGAAAATTGCTCCCCGAATACGTCCACAACATAGGCAATCATTTCATCAAGCATTGTTGTTGCGTCCAAATTTTCTTGTTCACCTTGAGCTTGCAATTCAAGCGCACGTCTTAATTGACGAGCAGACGGCATATCTTTTGTGTACGTTTTTTCTTCTTTTGTTTGTGCATCAATCATTGTTAATTTCAACATTTTAAACACCTCGTATATTTTTTAATGAATCCAGTCTAACCAGGTAAAATAAATTACCTGGCTATCAGAAAACACTATTCTTTTGTTGTGGTGCTTGACGGTGCTTTTGCTGTTCCGTTGTCACCATCAGTGCTAGGGGCGATCCCTTTAAAGACAAAATCATAAAATCCCTTTTCAGTGAATCCAGGGCTTGCGCTGTGCGCCATGATATACGTCCAACCATCAAATTTCCGGGGCATGAATTGTCCTTCAATAGTTGGCGTAATAAATTCGACTTTATCCTCTTTTGTTTTACCTTCATTAGACGGAATACCGAATTTACCTCGCAAAAGCCCAACATACCAAAAACCACCCTTTGTTTTCTGCCGGAACGTGATAGCAACGAAAGGCGGGTCAGTATCTTTTCCGTATGCCTCAAGCCAGCCGCCCACTAATTCAGCGCCTAGCAATTTATTTTTCATTTCTGTTGTAAGATCAGCCACGTTTATTTCTAGCTTTGCTTCACCAACTCCCGAGCCTTCTTGATCAAATACCCCATCATCCCCGTAAAGAACGGCAATTTCCGAGCTTGGTTCTAACTTGGATTCAATTGCACCAGGTACGTTTATTACTTCGGTTGCTTCTTTGGCGACGTCATCTTCAAAAACGCCGACTCTAATATCTCTCAATCCTGTTGTAGCCATTTATTTCATCCTCTCTTTGAAAAATTGATTTCTATTTCTTTATTTGCTCTGTACCGCCTAGCATAGCGATACAAATTTATATCCGGGTCTTTATCAAATGCAGAAGCGTATTGTTGATAGTCAGCCGAAGCCATCAAACGGTCAATAATCGGTTGTATTTCTTGTGCTTCCTTGATTGTCCCGGTCCATAAATCTATTTGTATATCAACGCTTATGCCTGTCGCTTGATCATCCTCATACGCATTACGATAGCTTTCAAGCTCATTAATACGGATCATTGGGGCTTGGTTTACTTTTTGATCTGTTTCCGGGACGTCCACAAGAAAGACTTTTTCATCCGGCACGTAGCTTGTCAGATCGGCTGATTCTGTCAAAATCATTTCTACTTCTTGGATTGGCAGCATCATAGCCCGAGCAACCCCCTATAAACACTTTGCATTTTTGATAAAACGAGTTGTTCATATTCGTTGATCGTGCGCTCGATAAAACTTTGCGGGCGCTGCTTGATCGTTCCGAAGTTTGTAAAATGCAGCCTATAAGCCGTTTCCTTACCATAGCCAACGGTTGAATATATTTCCCCGTCCTCTCTTGGTTTGGAATAGAAAACATCTGATTTTAAATGCTTCTTGTTGCCGCTATCGCTATCAAATGGCGTGTTCTTTTCCAAGCCATCCGCCATCATCTGTGCTCCTGCAAGAACGGCAGCCTTTTCCGCTTTTATGTTTTGACGAGCCATCTTTTCAATAGCTTTATATGTTTCTTCTAAACCGCTTGCTTCAAGCGCCATCAACTCACCTTCTTTACAAAGACATTGATCAAGTCTTTGTCCTGCTCGTTTGGCAGAATATCAATGACTTGATAAAGCTCGTTGGTCAAGTGGTCCTGTACGTGCATAGCGTTGGAAATGGTTGATACTTGTTGATAGCGAATGACATAGGTCAAACTATCCTCTAAAACCGTTCCGGCTGTTGATAGCTTTTCTCTTAATTTTTGATCTCGCCGTTCAGCCCAGGTGGTGAAAAGTCTTTCTATCGTCGTTGTGTTCTCCCTGGATATAGGGTCTTTTGTATTTTCCTTTTTAACGAAAGATATCGGCGTATTTAATCGTCCGTAGTCCATGAGGGGTATTCTCCTTTGAATTGTTGGATGTAAGACATAACGCCGAATGGCACTTCTTGTAAATTCTTGTTTGATACCGCTGATCGGTTTTCGTACCTATGACCGCAAAGCATCATGACCGCATCATCAAAACAAGGGTTATCAATAAAAAAAGCGTCCCTCTCTTTCGATAAGGTGACGCAATCTTTAATAAACTTTTCAGAAGCCGCTTTTATGGTTTCTAGCATTTTGTCATCCAGGTCATGAGTGATCCTTAAAGCGTGTTTTAGTTCTTCAAGGGTCATATTTCTTCACTCCTATTCTGTAGCGCCTGTTTCAACTGGCGGCTTGATTGTTACATAAAAACCCGCTTTTGGATCTGCTTTCTTTACGTCGAAACGAATAGCAAGGGAAAGGACTTGACCATAAACCGCATTTTCAACCCACTTCGCAACAACGTCTACACGATTGGCAAAGAAGGCAGCTCGTTTTAAGTCACCGATAAACATGTTCATATCACCGGCTTTTTTGCCGAGTAATGTATCATCAACAACTTTGATCGGGCTTCCGAAAAGCGTTTTGCCGGATGGTGAAGAAATGTTACTTTGCAAGATGTATTGACCGTTTTTGTCTTTTAGCGTGTCTAGGAATTGAAATGCGGATGACGTCGAAAGAACATTACGGGCATAGGCTTGCTTTAAATCAACATTTAAAATCTTTTTAATGTCGTCCGTTCCTGTAACTGTTTTAGCTGTAAACGTTTTTAAGACACCCGCAATTTTTGTATTTCTTGTGTTTCTTTTGACCTGTTGCAAATGATCCGCTACAAGTGCCGTCAAATCAACGCCGGAATCATCAATTGATTCTTGAGAGATAGCCAATTGACCACGATACGTTTCAACTTTCCAATCAATTTTATTAAATTTTGGGTTTGCTAACTCTGGATTTTTCTCAAGTTCCGCAACCGACACAAGTTCGGTTTCTGTGTTTTCTAAAACTGGATATGAGCCGGATGGTGCTGTCACGTTGACTTTATTCACGAATTCAACTAAGTCAACAATATCTTCCGGCGTTTTCTGCGGTGTCGTAATAACCTCAATCGGGATAATTGCCGCCGCTCCTTCTGTTGTCAAACCGTCCCGGACTTCACCTCTAGTACGCAAGAACGTTTCAAAGCTGCGGCGTTGTTCTTCGATTCCTTTATCCAGGCGCACTTGAGGCGTACCTAATGGAAATGATCTTTCTTCGCCTGTTTTTCCTCCACGTGCTCCCTCTGTGATTTCCTCCGCTTCCATTCCTGCCAATTCTTCTAATTCTTTTAGCTTTTCTGTTATTGTCTCAATCTCTGCTTTTAAAGAAGTGATTTCATCTTTAATCGTTTTTGCTTCTTCTAGCTTGTCTTCTTCCGCTCTTTGATGAGCTTCTTTGATTTTTGTATTAATAGCCGTTTGTCTCTTTGTGATCTCTGAACGTAATTCCTGGATTTTCTCTTTTAACATGTGTACATGCTCCTTTTCAAAATAAAATAAGCACCCGCCGCAATGAACGAGTGCTTTCTAAAGACTTAATTCAATTAGATCAAGCTCTAACTTGATTTTTTCTTTTTCTAAATGGCTGCTTTGATGCTGCTTTAAATGCCGCTGGGCGATTGATACGTCAGTATCTTCATAAGCCGGATAAGTGACGATAGAAACATCAGTAATACGTGAAATGTTGTTTAAGCTCCTCAACGGCAGCCCCGATTTTTCATCTCGTTTAAAGCTGTCGCCATTTTTGGCAAGGTGAAAGCCGAATGAACAATTTGAAATGTTGCCAAGTCTCAAGTTTTCATATAGATCGTTTGCGTATTGTGTGTTCGGCAAAGACAATTCAAATCGCAAGCCAATGTCATCCACAGATAGTTTCAATGTTCCGGCTTTGGTCCTTCCCAAAATTTTAGAAGGATCGTGATCAATAAGCGCCCTTACATCTGACATATCAGCATTTTGCAGCGCTCGTTTTTCAATGGTTTCGATAAAGCCGCCCAGGTTTTGGCTGCGTGTCCCAAATTTCAATGCATAACCTGTGATCATCCTGCCTTTATCGGTTTCTTCTGTGGCTTTTAGCGAACCCTCTTGAATGGCTCTAATCTCCTTTTCCAATATCATCACCCCCTTTATCAAGTGAAGGAATAGGAAGCCCCTTCGCTTTTGCTTTTTGGATTTCGTCCATAATGTCAACATCCACAAAATTCAAACTCATAAAGCGCCTATCTCCATTTTCAATAGGCGCAATCCCGTATTCTGCTAATGCGTCGTTTTGCGAATAAATACCGTTTTGAAGTAATGCAATGACATTTTCTCGCTTTGTTTTAGCGTCCGTTTCCTTGAATCTTCTAGCATCAAACTGAAAACGTTTAGTCCTGCTTTCCGGGTAAAAAAGCATTTTGAAATTTAACTCCGCTGTAATGGCAGCAAAGTAATTTGAAAGCGTGTTTGTCAAATAATCCAGGTTCGCTTGTTCTAGTGAAGTGTTCACTTGCTCGATCCCCAACTTATGAGGCGGCAGCCCGAACACTTTCGCAATTTGTTTGGTTGAATGCGTGTAGTTGTTGACGATCTCAAGAACCTTCGTACTGATTTCAAGCTGCTTAAATTCTTCGTTTTCGCCTAATACAGCAATTCTTTGTTGATTCCTCACTCCTGAATTAACCTTTTCAAATTCATTACGCACGTTTTCCCTTGCTTCGGGCGACGGTACGCCTTTTTTAAGCGTTACAATTCCACTCAAATTTGTACCACGTCTGAAAAAGTCCGTTACAAGCCTTTTGCCCGCCTCCTGGCTTTCAAGTTCGTGCTTGAGACATGATAAGAGGCTCTTTCCGTTTACCCCATCCAGTGAGGAAAACTTGATATGCAGCACGTCAGAAGGTTTCAAAATAGCTTCTTTTCCGTCAGCAGGATAATAACGATAAACAATATCGTTCCGTCCCTTTATTTGATCAACCGAGACTTCGCTATTTAACATGTGAATAAGTTCCCAGGGCGTGCCGTCCTTATCCCGTTTGATATACGCAAACGATTGACCGTTTAAAAGCGCATTGGCGACAAGAATATATTTGAATGAGTACCCCGAGTAATATTCGTTAGGGCGCTCGTTGATAAGCTGAAACAAGTCACTATCCTTTTCTTCTATTCCTTCGTTTCTAATCATGATCGGACTTGCTGCTATGTCTGACGCTAAGACGTGAACCGCTGTGAACACATCACTATTTTTAATGGCTGTTGCCGGGACATAACTTAAACCATCTAAGCCCACTAAAATTTCGTTAAATTCCCTTTGTCCCGTGCTTTGTTGATTGATTGATCTAAAGAACGCCAATTTCCTCTACCCCCTTTCTGTTTCATGGTTGAGAAGAATGGCGACAAAGACTAGCAAAACACCACTAGCCGCAATCCCCAAAATCATCCCGACCATGTAAACGGCGGTATTGATAAGGATTAGCCCCAACAAAAACAAAAGAGTATGAAGGTTCAATGTTAAGAACCGCCATACTCCCTTGATGAAACGATTAAATTGTTTTGGCACTGTTTCCCCTCCTTCTATATACCAAAATCTTCACTTTGGTAATATGCGTCCCAATCTGTTTCGTTTTGCTCATAATGGTACATTGCTTCTGTATATGCATTCATAACGGCAGCGATTGGGTCAATTTTTTCCCGGTTCAAATCCTTGTCGATCTGCACCGTATCATTGACCTTTTTCAAAATGGCGTTGTTAATTGCCAGGTTTAGTAATGGGTTGTTTGTATGCAGAAGACGCTGATCCATGACGTTGAGTCTAAAGTTTTTCGTTGGCTCTGATAACGTCCTTACACCTTGCCTTACTTCAAAAGCAGGGTAGCCGTATTTTTCAATTTCATTTAAAAGCAATGAAATGTTATATGGATCATAAAAGATGCCCTTCACTTGCAAATCATATTTCGTTATATGATCGACCATGTAATCAATCACTTGTTGTAAATTAATGATGCCGGATTCTTTGTCTGTTATTGTGCAATACCCTTCTTGCTCAAGCCTTCTATAATCAATCTTGTCACGTTGGATTTTGTTTTCAAGACCGCCTTTACTCCCGACAAATGAATGACTATCAACATAAAAGTTTTCCTCGGCATCCTCTAAAGGATAAATAAAACCGAGTGAAGATAAATCTTCCGACCTGGATAAATCCACACCGATATAAACAGGCTTCCCGTATATATCCGGCTTCTCCTCAACGGCGCAATCTTTCCAATCGTCACCATTAAGCAAACTATCAGACGAAGCAGAACGCCATAAATTAAAGTTTTTAACGAGCGTTCCATTCAAATCATCTTTTTCCTGGGCTTCTTTCAATTTTTTGCGTAAATTCTTGAGCAATTTCTTTTTCATACTTTCAACTTCAAGCAACGGGTTGCTTTTTATCCAAGTGCTTTCGTCGCTTATCTCTTTTTCGTCATCTTGCTCATAGACAACGGCAAAATAGTTTTCATTCTCTTTCTTTCCGCTCAATATATCCGTTACATACGGATATTCTTTTGCATACATAGGACCATTTAATTTAAAACCCGCTGTACTAATGATCAAGATAAGCCCCTGGTCTTGCTGACCTTGTGAAGACTCTAAAACCTCAATCATTTTTGTATTTATAGCTGTGTGAAACTCATCAAGAATGCCAATTAATACATTTAACCCGTCAAGGTTATCTGTATCACGAGATAACGGCATGATGATGCTATCCTCTAGCAAAAAACGAATTTCATTTTGAATGATCTTGGTCATTTTCTTAATTTGTTTTGATTTCTTCCGCAACTTTTTAAGTTGCATGACAATCATGTTAAAAACCGCTTTTGCTTGTTTACGAGAGTTTGCCGTCGTGTAAATCTGTCGATCGTATCTAGGCGCATCACCGAAAAGCAATTCATATAAAGCTATACCCGCCACAAGAACGGATTTACCGCCTTTACGTGCCATGCTGATATATGCTTTTGTAAATCGTCTATATCCTGTTTCTTTGTCTCGCCAGGCAAATATCATATAAACAATGAATTTTTGAAAGAGTGCTAATGACGTAGGTTTTCCCGTTGAAATATCCGGCAGCATTTCAAGAAACTTTACAACCTTCGCCCCTTTTTTCGGCTTGTACTCGTATGGATAGTTAGGGTCTTTTGATTTTTCAAGATCCCGCAAATGTCTTTTACAAGCCTGGATGACTTTTTTACTTGCTACAATTTCCCCGTTTACTACTTTTTCAGCGTAAAGAGTACCGGGGTCTTTTTTAATCGTCGTCATCCTGCCTCATTGCCTCAAAAATATCGTCTTCTTCGCTGTCATCACCTAAGCCAACTAGACGTAATCGAGCATCAAGCGCAAGACCAAGTTGCCCTGCAATGGCTCGAATCTCTTTCGACATTTGCATCATGATTTCAATAGACGGGTTTTTCTTTTTCACTTCAAACCCCTTACTATTCACTTCAAAAACGACTTGTCCCTCTGTTGCCACATCTTCTAATGCCTGTCGATACTGTGCGTAACTATTACAGTACATAGCCAACAAAGTGCGATCCAATTCCGATATTGGCAGCTCGATAATATGCGGGTAAATTCTGATCCATTCGTTTTTTGCCATTGTTGACAGCCAATAAGGCGGGTTCTCTTTCAATGGCGATATGCCTTTCAATTTTTCTTCATGCTGCTGCCGCTGCTCTCGTTCTTCGTTTGATATTTGCCCTTTTAATGTGTCCGTCAATTGTTTTCTTCTCGCCAATAAAAACCACCACCTTTCAGCAAAATCCAACCTATTAATTTTAGGCAATCAAACAAATGAGTAATTCCGCTCTATCTCAAGACCTGTAAAGGATCAAGCCATTTTATGAATGAGTGAAAAACCGCAATAAACGGGAAAAATCAAAACTCCATTTCAACACTTTTTTTAAAGTTGAGGGGACGCCGATTTCCCCGGAATCAAAAAAGCCCACCCCGTTCAATGTCGGGGGGACTTTATCTCTTCATAAATATAGTCAAGGAATTTTTTTGCATTTTTTATAAATTCCTCATTAAACTTTTCGTGTAACTGTATTTCTTTTGTAGACTCCTTTTCGGAAATTAAATCTTTTCCTAATGATTTAATTGCTTGCCTAACCTTATCTTGTAAACCTTGACTCATCATATCTATATGACCCTGTGCATGTGCAAAACAATTTCTTATTTCCTTTACGTAACAAATGAAATACCACTCCTTTGTTTGGTCAGGAAAATCCATCTTAAGTTCTTTTTTCATAAACTCTTTTGATCGTGCTATGCCAGTGGCTTTGGTTTTAAATATCAAAAACCCTTCGGCATTATGAAATCGACATAACTTATTTAATTCATGTTCTAAGTAAGAATAGATACTAATCAGCAATGAAGCTCTCATGATTGCTGGGAAGTCATCACTATAAGCTGCTATTTCATCATAAATTCGATCAACATAATATTCTTTTTCCTCTACTGTCTCAAATGTATCAATATATCTATCAATTTCAACAAGTTGATGATTTAATGTGCTTTCTACATGCTCCGCATAATCGCTTAGTTTTACTAAACCATAGTGTCTAAAAAGATCCAACCAATCATTACGCAATATACTCTTCCTCTCAAAATGAAATTAAGTTAATTATAATTCATTTTTTGGAAAATGTAATTTGATTGTGATGAAACTGGCAAAGCACTTCAAGATTGTTTAAATCATTGCGCTCTATATCATCATGAAATACCTCTCTAAGCTCTTTATACTTATGATGGACAACTAACCTATTGGACATGTTTACACGTCCTTCTGCGGCACACACAGCACATCTGTAATGGCTCTCACGCTTCTTTGCTTCTCGAAGTGATTTCCATTCTCTGCTTTGATAGTATTTGTAATGCGCTTTGTTCTCCCTGTTGTATCTCACATCTTTGTTGTATTGCTTATCTGCATAGCCCTGATGCTTCATACAATAGCTTTCGGTCCAGTCTATATATTCTCGGCATGACGGTACGTTACAACGTTTTAAGGGCATGTATTCATCCCTCTCCCACTCTCCTTTTTTATTTGATCTAAGCCGTCCCTGTTTGAAGCCGCCATTGATTTTGAAAACAGACAGGGACGCTTTACTGCAAATAGCATAAGCACCATCGTTAATTCTACTGCAAGCTCGAACTTTGATTCTATTCAGATCATCTACTAAAAAACGCCCTCCCTTTTGGGAAAGCGCCATAATACAAATATTAAATTAAACATTGATTAGACATATTTTGAATAAGTTTGGCTAGTTATTGGAACTTGAAGTATTTTCAGTCTCAACCTTTTTTTCTTCAATTTTTTCTAAAATAAGATCATTAAGAAGTTCTTCATAAAGCTCGTTCTTTTTATTAATCCTGTGACCTAGAACTAAGAATTTACTCGCATAAATTAATCCCAGTAAAAGCAAAGTTACTCCATTAGTAAGATTAATAAAACTTTTATCAATTGAAGTTGCCCCATGTGTATTGTCAAGATACTTTATTACGTCCTTATTTAAAATGACAGAAGTCGTTAAACCAAGGATTAAAGTTACTATCGAATTACTAAAGAAATTAAACCTTTTTTTATCTGAACTAACTTTATCAAATATTCTTAATAACTTTAATCTTGCTATATCTTGTTCCTTATCTTTTTCTGCCCAATCATTGATAGATTCCTTTATTTTTTGAATCTCTAATATAATGTCATTGGTTTTCGGAATCTCATGCAAAAAATCATTACTCTTTAAATTCTTTATATAGATTGGGTCATTCCTGCTATTTAAATAGAAAACAAAAGTTAAAACCCAATAATTAACAGACAAATAAATTAAATTATATAACAGAAAAATCATAACTTCAAATACTTCCATCGAAACGTGAAAAAGCAACAAAATTATAGAAACTGAAATTCCCCATATTATCAACTGGATAAGTCTTACGGAAGAATTTTTTGATGGAATAAATATAAAAATTATAGTTTTTTTGATCACCACCACCAAATAAAACATCACCCACAAAAAATAAAACAATATCTTATTTATTATCATTATAATTACCTCCCGGATTTATATCGGAAGGAGACATAACTACTGAAGTAATCGCAAATTTTGTCGAACGAAAAAACGACCTCCTTCGGAAGCCGTTTCTCAATCTATCGCATAATACAATATTACAACTTTTTTTCTGTCATGCTGCGCCAACATTACGCCAAAAATACGCCAGTTTTACGCCAATAAAACGCCAAAATAAAAAAGCACCCCATAGGATGCTATTTCAAAAGCTCTTTTAATTTATCTCTTTTCTCCCTATCTAGCATATGATTAGTTTTAGACAGCCATGCTAGCATTAATAAATACATACCATCAGTGTTTACACTGATTTTCTTGTCATCACCTTGTTTATAAAGAATATCCACGTTTCCGTTATCTTGTGTTATTGTAAAAAAAGGTTTTTCCGCAGTGTTGTGAATGCTTAAGTGTTTTTTGTACCACATTTTATCCCCTCCTTCTTTTTTATCGGCAGAAAACGAACGTATGATACTAATTGCAAAATTTGTCGAACGAAAAGTGACTTACGGTTTGGAAGCCCGTTCTCAATCTATCGCATAATACAATATTACAACCCTTTTCCCATCATGCTACGCCAACATTACGCCAAAAACACGCCAGTTTCCGCCAACAAAAAGCACCTTAAAAGGCGCCTAAATCTGAAGGCATTCTATTACTATTTTTTTCGCTAGTTTTGTCTACTTGATTACTTTATTATAATTCTCAAGGCATTCTTTCAATAGAGTTTTTATTAGATAACGTTTATCTATATTGTTTGTCCAAATTTTTGATTGAATTTTCCACACAAAAAAAATAAGTATGAATGGCAACGCAAATAGAAGTATTGCAATAAAAATAAATGGGGTAAAGTCTGCTGGATTAAGTAATTCTAAAAGTTTTTTTTCATTTAAATCCTTACCGTCTAAATACCTTGCATAGACGTTATTAAAGAACAACATGATGACAGAAAGAAGCCCTATACCAGCAGTCAAGAGCGAAGTAGCCATCATCATATAGAAATTAAAAAGTTGAATATTAATAGTTTGTGAGTCTTTAGCTACTTCTATATCATCTTCAACTTTTCTAAACATTCTATTTATATCGCTTTTATCATGATCCAAAATAATTGATTTTTGAATTTCTTTTTGTTTACCGTGCGAAAAACGCTTGAACTTACCGTAGCGTTTTTCTAAATATTTTATAGTTTTTTTAGCTTCATCATAATTTCTAGTCATTTCTTCACCTCCTATGATTTTATCGACATCCACTTATAAAATTTTATATTCCGCAAAATTTGTCGAACAAAAAACACCTCTAAGCGGGTGCTTTAAATACAAGTTCATTGAGAGCATAAGCCAAGTCTAGGAACGTCTTTCCTTTCAGGCGTGTATACGATCTTTCGCTCATGCCTATTTCATTGTATACCTGGTAATCGAAAACAGGTTCTTTCTGCATGTAACGTTTTATAATGATCTGTCTCTCGTTATAAGGAAGACGATTGACCGCTCTTTGTACCTTCTCAAGAAAGGCATTTCTTTTCTGTTCCCATTCAATCCGTTTAATAGCTGTGCTTTCAGTAGATGAGCGGAAAGCGTTGGTTGTGGCGGGAGGCACTATGCTGAATCCTCCTGTTATCTTCGGCAGCATATCGTCCGGGACTTGAAGAAGATATAAGCGGTAGTTGTCGAGAATCCTTTCAACTCTTTTTCTCGTTTCCTTTTTATCAATTGCAGGCGGTTCACCCAACATAAAATACCCTCCCCCTTTATCTGCTTTTTAACGCCCCGCCACGGCTTCTTTTATATGTAGGGCGGTAAATACCCATGAGTTCCTTTATCTCTTCATATGAAAGCTTCTGCGTGCGATTTCGGGTGCATTTGTTCTCAGGAACATCAGTTCTTTTTTTAGACATAGAGTTACACCTCGTTTTCTTCTTTTTTGAATATAAAAAAGGGACACCAATCACACAGCGCTTTGCTGTTATGATCAGTGTCCCCCGGCTTTCCGGTAGAACGGTTTTATTTACTTGAATAACTCGCCTTCATTGAAGCTAACACGAGTTACTTTGTTGTCATGTGTAACGATTTTTGTTTCACCATGCGGCGGCAGCGGTGCATATTTCAATATGCCATTAGATAAAACGAAAATTATAGGCTCTTTTCCTGTGTCTAAAGTCTCAATATCTATAATTTTACTTGGAATGTCTTGTAATCTCAAGTCTTTCATTGCCTCCTTAATTGATATTCATAAATGCTAAAATGGAAATTGATCCGAACACGATATAAAAGAGTAATAGTCGCTCTTTCGCATTGTTCATATGCCCGATTCCTCCAATTGAATTTTTGTATGATAGTTCTTCAAATGATCATTCATTCTCGAATGAAATTTCGGTTGTAAGTAAAAGAAAAGTTTTTCTTCTTGATCCATCATTTTTATCACTGCCTTTTCGTAAACTAGTAATTCGATCAGCAATATCAAGGCGTACTGATTGAGCTTTATCGCCTCTGCATACCAATCTTTGACCATCATGACGATTGCCTATATTCCAAGTCGACGAATTTTCCGTATTCTTTTACAAAAGCCAGTGATACCGTACCTACTGGACCATTTCGCTGTTTTGCTATGATTACTTCAATTATGTTTTTATTCTCTGTTTCTTTGTCGTAATAATCATCACGATATAGAAAGCCAATTACATCGGCATCTTGTTCAATCTGTCCCGATTCTCTAATATCTGACATCATCGGGCGCTTTTCCTGGCGTTGTTCAACTCCGCGTGAAAGCTGACTCAACGCAATGACAGCAATATTCAACTCTCTCGCCATCTGCTTGAGCATCCGGCTTATTTCTCCGATCTCTGCTTGTCTATTTCCTCTATGCACCGGGTTTCCAACGATCAATTGCAAATAGTCTATAATGATCATCATGTCCTTACCTTCAAATTCTCGTTTCATCTTCCGAGCTTTCGTCCAAATATCATTAATCGTCATCCCTGGTTTATCAAATATTCTAAGAGCGGCACAATCTAATACCCCGTTCACTTTGCTTAATCTGCCCCACTCATCAGCGTTTAAATTACTTGTGCGAATAGATTGAGCGTTAATGTTACCAATGCTTGATTGCATCCGTTTTATTAATTGTTTACGTGACATTTCAAGCGAAAAGATACCAACCGCTCCACCTTTATTTAGGTTAAGCGGGTTTTCCATGAAGTTACTCGCTACGTTCAAACAAAAGGCGGTCTTTCCTACAGACGGACGAGCGGCAATTACAATAAATTCTTGAGGCTGAAAGCCCGACGTCATTCGATCCAATTCAGTGAAACCGCTCGGCATCCCAGTAATTTCACCTTTTGGAGTTTCTAACTCTTGATAAATTTCAACAAGATCGTTATTGATAGATCCGTCATCGTCCGTGCTTGTCGCATCCTCTAAACTCATGAGAGAGCTGATTCCCTCTTGTATAGTTTGACTCGTATCATCACTGTTGGAAGATTCTCTAAGTGTGGCGCCAACTTTCGCAATTTCTCGCTTCTTCCAGTAATCAATAATTAGATTTTCATAGAATGCTTGTTTTGCTGTAGTGATTGAGGCATTCAATAATTCAGTTAAGTATTTTCTCCCGCCGATTCCCTTTAGATTTTCTCGACCCACATGCTCAATAACTGAAACAATGTCGATAGGATCGCCGTTTTTATCAAGCTCTTGAAAGGCTTTGTAAATGGATTGGTTTTGCTGTCGGTAGAAATGAATTGGCTTGAGCTGTGAATATTTAATCAAATCCGGCTCTTGTAAGATTGCGCCTAGATATTGCTGTTCCGCTTCGTCGTTAAAATAAAATATGCTTCCTGTCACGATGGTTCACCTATTCCAAGTACCTTTCTTATTGCTGCTTTATGCTGCTCGATCTTCTCTTGTTCTTCCTGGGTTGGTTCTGCCCTCTCTATTTCTGAAAGATAGCTTTGAGTTTCCTCAACGTTTGGTATGGCAGCGGAGCGGGAATGTCTTTCTTTTTGGTTAAGGAGATCAGAAACTTTTGGCGGAAACTGATCGTTTTTTACATAAACGATCAAATTCGCCTCGATCCGCTCGTAATTTTCGGGCTTTAAGATTTTAGCCCAAGCATCTAGCTTTGATTGATCAACCTCAAAGTGCTCGTAATATGTCTTGATTAGTTTTAGTAATTCAAGCGTCTCTGCTTTAGTCATCCGTCAAATCAAACTCCTTCTCATTCAAGACAGCGGTTTTTCTCTTTGCCGCTTCACGACTCGATTTTATTTTCACGACCAAATGATCAAATTGTTTTCTAAGACGTGCAGGACTCAATATATTCGCTTTCCAAAATGTATCTTGTTGTGTCCAGTCGATTAGGTATTTCACTTGTTCATCCGTTCGCTTGTCGATCTGTCTAATCAACCTAAAATCACTTGCCCATTTTTCAAGGTTCGGTTTTTTAGCTTGCGGATTATTTTCAAGTATTTTTTTATAAAGCAAATTGGCATTCTCAAGGTCACAAGGTTCGTACTTGTGACAAGAATTATTTATCTTCTTTTCATTCTTATCATTCTTTACATTCTTGTTAGTTGTTAGTTGCTTGTTAGTAGCTTGTTGATTGCTTGTTAGTTGCTTGTTAGGTTCATTCTCTGATGGTTGGTAAACCTCCCAATTAACAACGGTTATGAGTCTGTTTCTGTTTGTTGATTCATTGGTCAGAAAACCGTAATTCTCAAAACGTTTTAAAGCGGTTCTAACGTTCTGAATCGTCACTCCTTTTCCACAATTTGCTACAATCGATTCCAAGCTAGTGATCATTTGACCGGGTTTCACTGTGTACTTTTCACCTTTGAATTCCCACTCGTTCTCACTATGGTTTACCATCATTAATAACGTTGTGAGGACGACTTTTTGCTCGGGCGTGGAAGTTATCCAAATCGGCTTATGAAGCAATTCCCTATATAATTTGATCCAACCAGTCATAATAATCACCCTTGCCTTACTTTAGAAAATTTACGTTCTTGCTGTATGCTGCTTCATCCATCAAGTAGCGGAAACCTGCCACAAATCCAGTTACAAAAGCGTCTTCTACCTCAAGACCCGCTTTTGCTGCATGCGCTGAATCAAAGTCTTTCAATAGATTTTTTGAGTGAGACAACAATCCTTCTAGTTTCTCGTATAAATCATCTACATTTTCTTGTGCCTGTACTGTTGATTCAGACCATTCAATGTCAGCGGTAAGCGGACCTTGAGGACCATAAAGTATTTTGGTAGCAACAAATTTTAGAACGGAAACCATGCCCGCATCATACATGTAAGCCTCTTTTTCATCTTGACGTCCGATATGCTCTAGCTTTGCTCTCGCTTTGAATACCTTTGAAGGTGTCCCCATTAATTTCATTTGAAAAATCCCCTTTTTATCTCAAGTTTGATTTCGGTTTGGTTTGGTTTGGTTAGAAAATATTTCAATTCTATCTTTTTGCTAATCTCTTACACTGGTATAATGTTCCTATCTATTTAGATAGGAGGTGAAACTATGAATGATATTCTATTAACCAAAGATTCAGATGCGTTAATTTGCATACTTTATAAAAAGTACAAACAAGACATTAAAAACGGATCGCCCAAAGCAGACGCAAGGGTTTTCGGTAGCTCTAAAGAGATTTACGAGAACCTAATTCCCAAATGGTCCTACGATGATGTAGATGATACTTGTTCATCTCTTAAACGTGCAGAACTTGTTTCTTGTTGGTATGCCGATGATGTAGCGTATCGTGTTGAACTTACAGACAAAGGCATTATCTACATGGAAAACAGATTCAAAAACGGAGTAGATGGAGTAATTGAACACATTGGTAAATTAAAAGGACTTGTACCATTTATTTAATGGCAATTTGAGAATTTTGATTTTAATTTTTCCAGTGAAATTTCCCTAATATACCTCTCTGAAAAAAGATGTTTACCACATTTAGAGTGGTATTTCATTGGTTCATCAAATTCACTAATGCCAGCTTCCTTCATCCATTTTAATTTTTCTTTTGAGATTCCAACCTCTGTTGCCGCAGGGGTTGTTTTCTTTTGTTTGTCACTCATGCCGTTACCTCCTGTTTTTCGAGTTATTTGTCGTTCCCCAAGTTTGGGGAGTGAGTTTTAAAACGACTGTAAATAAAGAGTGACCATTTAATAAAACGAGTTGCAGCGAATTTGAAAATTCTTTAATTTGCACCTTTCCCCGCTTTTGGGGAACACTCCAAACTCTATCCCCTGGATTGTTCTTTCAACCAAGTTATTAAAAACTGTTCACATTCTTTTGCAGGAAAAAGCCATTTTGTGCCGACTCGATATTTTGGAAATCTCGGATCATAAAAAAATGTTTCTTTTATGAAGTTGAGGCTCATATTTGTTTGCTTACACAATTCTTTTGTGTCCCAAAATGTAACCCTGTGTTCAATCGCTTCAAGTCGTTTTGAAAGCTCTTTTGACACCTGTTCTTCTAAGAGGTTTTGATCAATTTCAAAAGTGATCATTAATCCCATCCACCCCTCTCGGATATCCCTAATATTTTACAAATGTGTTTAGCGTGTTCTTGTGCTTTTCTTCCCGTTTTTTTACCGTTGATGATGTCGCTGATATAAGGGGCAGACACACCCAACATTTCTGCTAACTGCTTTTGCGTCATACCTTGCACATACATTTCTGACTTAACTCTAGCGGCTGTGAGAAATTGCATTTAAAGTCTTGCCTCCTTCCAAAAAATATAAAAAGCTAATTAATTAGCTAATTCATATTGACCCAAAATGACTTTTTTGCTATTATGAATCCATAGCGAAATAAGACTTATAAAAGCCTCTAAACATACATTTCATTGCTCCCCAGCGTCGAAAGTATATTTTATTGGGTACATTTTTATTGTCTTTTTTGCTAATTAATTAGCTTATGATCACAGTATAATGACTTTAAAGTTACATGTCAATACAAAAATAACTTATAAGTCATTTTGTTTTCGATAAGCCTTGAGAGAGGTTGGTCTTAATGAGTTTGGTGAAAAGAATAAAAGGTCTATGCGATGAGAAAAAAGTGACTTTTGCCGAAGTGGAAAGACAAATAGGTATCTCAAATGGACAAATAAGAAGATGGGATAATGTTTCTCCTAAAAGTGAAACATTACAAAAAGTTGCGGATTATTTTGACGTGTCAACAGATTACCTTTTGGGACGCACCGAAGTTAAAAGAAATTTTGATTTAACGGAAAAAGATGAAAAGGACATACAAAAGGAATTACAAAAAATCATAAACGGACTTGAAGGAAATAGTTATGCTGCATTTGACGGTCAATCCATTGATGACATGGAAGAAGAAGATAAAGAGCTTTTAATTGCAAGTCTCGAGAACACTTTGAGAATAGCAAAGAAAATAGCAAAACAAAAATACACTCCTAAAAAATATAGATAAGGGATGATATTTTAAATCATGGGCGATATTACTGAAACTGTTTCAAAATTACAAAGTAGATTTAAATCAACTGATCCTTTTTTCATTGCCAATAAACTTGGAATCATTACAATTCATGAAGACTTAGGGAATACCCTGGGATATTACAGCAAACATTTTCGTACTAAATTCATTCACATAAATGAAAAGGTAAGTGAAAAATCTAGTTTTTTTGTTTGCGCTCACGAACTAGGACATGCTTTGCTTCATAGTGATTCTAATACTCCATTCTTGAAAAGACACACTTTCTTTTCAACTGAAAAAATTGAACTGGAAGCAAACTTTTTTGCAATGCATTTATTGTTTTCTTCCGTTCAAAGGGGTATTACTTTTTGTGAATTCAAGGAATATGGCATTCCAAAAGAACTTGTACAAAATTACCGTAGTATTTTTTTAAACAAAAAACAGAACAAATGTTCTTGATTGGATCTGAAAATAAAAACAGGGAGTGAATTATTTTGGCTAGCTTTAGACAACGGGGTAAGAGTTGGGAATACCGTATTACCATTACTGACTCTAAAGGAAAACGAAAAGAAAAAAGCAAAGGAGGATTTAGAACAAAGAAAGAAGCACAAATTGAAGCAGCAGAAATTGAAAAACAGATTTATTTAGGTCAGCATGAAATTATCCAAAGTAAAGAGGTATTATTAAAAGACTGGTTATATGAATGGCTTGATGTTTACGGTTCTCAATGTCAGCCTAGCACCTTAAAGAACCGTAAATTGTATATTGAAAAGAATATCATCCCCCATCTAGGACAGAACAAATTAGGTCAATTAAAAAGAGTTGATTACCAAAGATATATCAACAAGCTATTAAACAAATATGCTAAATCTACAGTTCAAACCATACATTCAATATTTTGTTCAGCAATAAATAAAGCAGTAGAGCTTGAAATGTTAACGCATAATAAGTATTCAAATATTTCTATAAAAAAAGATAGTAATGTAAATGATGACAAGATAAATTACCTTACAAAAGATGAGGTGAATATATTTATTAATGCTGCAAAAAAGTCACGTTTCCATCATTACATCATTGCATTAATTTTACTAAGAACTGGGATAAGAAAAGGAGAGTTGATCGCTCTTCAATGGGATGACATTGATTTTAACCAAAAGACGATACGGATTAATAAGTCAAGAAATGAATATGGCGTAAAAATACCTAAAACAAAGTCTAGTATTCGTACAATCGCTATTGATGACACATTAATAACTGAACTCAAAAAGTATCGTATATGGCAAAAGAAAAACAAAATTAAATATGGGGTTGCATACCAAGAACCTAATTTTTTGATAGCCTCACCCAATGGAAAAGATATAGGAACGTTTGGTATTAATAAAGCTATTGACTCGATCCTGTCGAAAACAAACCTACATCACATTACTCCTCATGGGCTAAGACATACTCATGCAATCATGCTTCTTGAAAGTGGAGTCGACATTAAAACAGTGAGTGACCGCCTCGGGCATGCTACCATAAACATGACAGCAGATGTTTATCTTCACGTTACAAAAAAACACGAAACAGAAAGCGTTTTGCGTTTTGAAAAGTACCTTGAAAATTAATCGGTGGGCAAAAGGTGGGCAAACTTATTCACCCACCATCTAAAACCTTACTACATCACCCGCTTAAACATCTTCTCCATTTCATATGTGGAAT